ATGGTCGCGGCAAAAGAAAAAACACAAGAACATTCTACCGCACTTTTGAAACAGTGGCTTGATGTGATGGGGGCTTAATATGTGGAATCCTTTTAGACGAAAAGAGCAACGTAGCGAGCCAACCACAATAGAAGAGCTTTTATCTTACATGGGCGTAAACAATACAGGCGCAGGCGAATTTGTCAGTCCACAAACTGCAGAATCGTTACCCGCAGTAATGAATGCCGTTACCGTCATTTCAGAGGCGGTGGCATCAATGCCTTGTTATCTATACGCACTAAAAGAAGATGGCCGAGAAAGAATCTATCGTCATCCTGTTGAATATCTTCTTAATGAAATGCCAAACCGCAGCCAAACACCGTATCAATTCAAAAATACGATGATGCGTCATTGTTTGCTAAATGGTAACGCTTATGCCGTGATTGAGTGGAATAACAAGGGCGAACCAATAAGCCTTACGCCCTATCAACCAAGTGCGGTAAATATCTTCCGTAAAGTAACGGGTGAATATATTTATCAAATCACAGACTTAAACGGGGTAACAAAAAACTATCTTCAAGATGAGATTTTACATTTACGCCATAGTTCTATTGATGGATTTATGGGGCGTTCTCCGATAACAATTTGCCGTGAAACGGTAGGATTAGGTTTAGCCCAACAACGCCATGGCGCAGCCATTATGAAAAACGGATTGATGGCAAGCGGACTTATTTCAACGGCAGAATGGTTAGATGATGCAAAAGCACAGAAAGCCGTCAAAGCTCTTGAGCGTTACAAGGGGGCAAAGAATGCAGGTAAAACCCCTATTCTTGAAGGCTCAATGGAATATAAACAATTAGGCATGACAAACCAAGATGCAGAATGGTTAGCCAGTCGCACGTTTACCATTTCCGATATAGCCCGAATCTACAACATTAGCCCGATTTTCTTACAAGATTATTCGAATAGTAGCTATTCGAATTTCAGTGAGGCGAGCCGCGCATTTCTTTCTCAAACCTTGCGCCCTTGGCTTACTAACTTTGAGCAACAACTCAAAGACGCCTTGATGATTGATTTAGGTAGCAACACCAATAAACGTTACTTAATTGAATTTGATACAAGCGACTTATTGCGCACCAGTCAAAGCGAACGTTTCAGTAGCTATGATGTAGCAATCAAAGCGGGTGTAATGTCTCCAAATGAAGTTCGCCGCCGTGAAGGTTTACCGCCTTATGAAGGTGGAGATGAATTTAGCCAGGCTTGGAAACAAACCGTAGAAGTTAAACGCGGTGATGAACAAGAACAGGGGGCAAGCAATGGCAGTGATGCTTAAGGCGGGGAAATATAACAAGGTCATCACCATTGAGGCGAGAAACTATCCCCGAGAGCGAGAAACCAATCTACACGGTGAACACAAAGCATTTTGGAAACATATCGCAACCGTCCGCGCCAGTGTAGAGCCATTGCAAGGGCGAGAGTATTTTAGCGGCCCGTTTCAAATGAGTGAAAACATCACCCGCATCCGCATTCGCTACATTGAGGGCATTACAAACAAAATGCGGATTAAATACGGTAAACGGCTATTTGATATTTATTCGGTGATAGACAGTATGGAATCACACCGAGAATTGCAGTTAATATGTAAAGAGGGCGAGGCTTATGGTGAATATTAATTTAACCCTAGATGACATCAAAGCGCATTTAAATCTAGATCATGATTTAGATGATGAGTTACTAGAAACTTATAAGATCGCTACATTGGAAGTATGCCAAAAGCATATTGGTAAAACCTTTGGTGATGAAGAAACAGAAAATACCGTTCCGTTTACGCCATCAATTAAAGTCGGCTGCTTAATGTATATTGCCTATCTCTACACAAACCGTGAGGCGATAACAGATTTAGCCAATCTTAAACAAGCACCCATGACGATTTCCGCACTATGGGAAGTCTATAGAGAGCCTTGCGCTTACTAAGGGTGTAGCTATGCCTTATCAACCATTAAGACGTTGTAGTTATCCTGGGTGTAGAAACAAAGTGAAGTCGGGCAGATGTGAAGAGCATAAGCCAAAGGACAACCGTCCAAGCAGTCGCGCACGAGGTTACGATCACAAGTGGAGTAAATACCGAGCACAATACTTAAAGCATCACCCTCTTTGTGTGATGTGCTTAGAGAAAGGTATCTACACGCCCGCTACAGTGATAGACCATATCAAGCCAGTTGAGAACGGACAAGCAGACCCGCTATTTTGGGTTGAATCTAATCATCAAGCACTTTGCAGAGATTGCCATAGTTATAAAACACGAGTGATAGACCAACGCGGATTTGGTGCGAAGAAGTAAACCGTTTTGATATCGAAACAATTAAAGCATGTCCATATGTACACAGTTGAGGTGTTTCGATATCGCAACACCTGAATGATGGTGATATATCCACAGTTGATTTGTGGTCATATGGTAACAGTTGAGCTAACCAATCCAAATTTGGATTGGTATAAATTTTGAACAAAAGACAATTTGAACAGGTGGGGGGAGTTTTTGAAAGAAAGTGGCAAGCCTAAAGAACCGCCCGCCCCCTTTAATTTTTATGCAAGGAAATTTTTTTGAAAATAAGGAAACACAATGACAGCCAAAAAGAAGAATTTACACACCCCGCCAAGTTTTTTAGATCCGATTGCTAAATCAGTATGGAAAGAGCGTATCCCTCAACTTCTTGAACGTGGCGATATTCAAGATGCCGATTTAATTCACCTTGAGTTATATTGCGTGAACTATTCTCTTTTCCGTGCAGCCGTTGAAGATATTCACAAAAACGGCTTTTCAATCGTCAATAGCCAAGGCACGCAATCAAGAAACCCCGCATTATCCGCGAAAGCTGATGCAGAAAAAGTGATGGTGAAAATGTCCTCATTGTTAGGCTTTGATCCAGTTAGCCGTAGAAAAAATCCTGTTGAAGTTGATTCAACCGATATGATTGATGAAATCCTCACAATGTAGGCTAAATATGGCAATCTGGCACGCATACGCAGAGAAAATTCAATCAGGTGAAATAGTGGCTTGTAAGAAGATAAAGCAAGCCGTAGCGCGTTATTTTAACGATTTAAACAACCCCGATTATTTCTTTGATCAAAGTGCGGTAGAAAAATTTATCGCTTTCTCGAAACTATGCCCACACGTTAAAGGACACTTGCGCGGTGAGCCGATTATTCTTTCAGATTGGCAAGTTTTTCTCTTTGCCAACATTCTCGGCTTTAAACGAAAAGATACAGGATTAAGAAAATATCGCTCTGCTTACGTTCAGGTGGCAAGAAAAAACGCCAAATCAACGGTGGCAGCCGTTTTAGCCAATTGGTTTTTAGTGATGGAAGGCGGCCAACAGGATATATACACGGCAGCCGTGAGCCGAGACCAAGCCCGAATCGTTTTTGATGATGCGCGTCAAATGTGCTTACTTTCGCCTTTACTGAAAAAACGGCTCAATATTCAACAGCACAAACTCATCAACCCTAAGAACAACAGTATCATGCGCCCATTGGCTGCTAAATCTTCAACCATTGAAGGCACGAACCCTAGTTTAGCGATTGTTGATGAATATCACCTACACACGGACAACAGCGTCTATAGCGCATTAGAATTAGGACAAGGCGCACGCCCAGAAGGTTTGCTCTTTGCTATTACAACGGCTGGCAGTAATGTGATTTCGGCTTGCAAACAGCATTATGATTATTGCGCTCAAATCCTTGAAGGAAACGAACAAAACGACAGCTTATTTGTGCTCATTTTTGAATTAGATGAAGAAAGTGAAATCGACAAGCAAGAGAACTGGATAAAAGCCAATCCCAATATTGGTAAATCCATTCCTTACCTTGATTTTGAGAACACTATCAAGAAAGCGAGGGGGATTCCTTCCGAATGGGTGGAAATGCTTACCAAGCGATTTAATGTATGGTGTCAAGGCACAACCCCGTGGCTAGGCGAAGGAAACTGGGCACAATGCGAACGGCAGTACACCGAAAGCGATTTACTTCACCAAGATTGCTATTTAGGACTGGATTTATCTAGCACCAATGACTTAACCAGCCTTTGCTATACCTTTCCACAAGGGAAGAAAGTGCGGTTAGTTACTCGGCATTATATCCCCGAATTTCAACTTAATAACGTGGCAAATAAAAACCGTGCGATGTATCGAAACTGGGTGCGTAGTGGCTGGCTGATTGCAACAGATGGCGATTGTATCGACTATGACAAAATCAGAGATGATATTTTGAAAGATGCACAACGTTTCAATATTAAGATGATTGGCTTTGACGTATGGAATGCAACCCATTTACGCACACAATTACAAGCGGCAGGGCTTGAGGTTGAACCATTCCCGCAAACCTATCAACGATTTAGCCCAGTGGCGAAAAGTGCAGAAGTATTAATAAACCGACAGATGATAGAACATCATGGCGATCCAGTGCTTACCTGGGCGCTATCCAATGTGGTGATGGAAACCGATGCAAACGCCAACATTAAACCAAACAAGAAGAAAGCCGCAAACAAAATCGACCCAGCCGTAGCGTTTTTAATGTCTTTCGGCACTTATCAACTTGAATATGGTGATTTGATTTTCGAGCTTTCAGATGAATACAAACACGCATTAGAACAATTTAATGGTATTGATTTATAACTACAGAGGGAAACTATGGCAGTTCAAATAAAAGGCTTAAAAGAACTTGAGCAAAACTTAAAAAAACTAAATAAGGATATAAACAAAGTCGCTGCAAAAGCAATTAGAAAAGGACTAAATAGCGCGGCCAAATCGATTGAAAAAACAATCAAGCCGAATGTTCCAACATTGAAGAGTAGCACTAATTTCCGACAAAAAGGAACAATTAAAAACAACGTTCGACATAAAACAAGGGTAGCCAAAGATGGCTTAAGTGGTATCACTGCAATTCGAGTTATGCGAACAAACGGCCGTAGAATGGCGAAAATTGGGGAAAATACAAAAGATAAATCAGATCCGTTTTACTGGTGGATGGTTGAATATGGCACAGTAAAAATGAAAGGTCGTCATTATATGGAAAAAGGCTTTAAATCTGGTGAGGCACAGGCTCTAAGAATCGCAAAAGAAGTTGCAGAAGAAGAATTAAAAAAAGCGTTCAAATAATAGAAAAGCCCGACATTTCACAATGTTGGGCTATTTTGTCTAAAAACTTACATGCAGGACGATGATTAGGCATTCCACTCCTTAAAGTTTGCGGCAAACTTCCGAAAAAGTAAGCCGCTCACGTTTAGAAGACTTTGAAAATATTTCTAAATTCAAAGCGAGACTATTATAAAACTTTTCTGATGAACAAAAAATAGCCGTAGCTTAACGCATCTAAACTTTGATAAAATAGAGCAAGAAATAAACAGAGAAACGAGGGGAAAAGTATGATTAAATCCGTTTTATCCGCATTTGGTTCATTTGTATTTTCTGCTTTAGATTTTTTGTTATTTTTGGCTATATTGCTTTTTGTTGGCTTGTTGGTTTTCATCTTTTGGCCAATATTAAAATGGCCTTTACTGGCTTTTCTAATAGGTGCGATCACCTTCTTTTGTTATCTAATATACAAGATAAAAGAGAAACCAAAACCGCTAGAACAAGACGAAATATTATCCAGCTGGGCAGAACAGGAATTACAACGCCCTATCATTCAACGGATTTTACAAAAACAAGAGGAAAACAAACCGTTCATTAGCGGAACAATAACGCATGTTGGAAATGACGGAAAAGAAACTCGATTAGGTAATATCACTATAAATATAAAAAACAGGGAATAATATGGAAAATAAGGAATATCTACTAAGTTTTTTTGTAATAGACAATAATGGGAATGAAATTGATAGCGACATTATATCCATAGATGCATTAGATGAAAGAGATGCTAGAACTAAATCTATGATATTTCTACAAAAAAGATATAAAGGAAATCGATGGGAAATAGAATCTATTACATTAGCTGAATAACCAAATAAAGCGCATCTAGGCTGATCACCGAAAGCAAGAAACCTTATCTTGTTGGTGCGCTCCTACCAATAAGGGCAAATGCGAAAGGGGCGTTTATGGTTAGTCAAAAATTCTTACCTAAAAAGGCATATTCAATTATCGATGCAGTTAAATATATATCGTTAAATTACAATATCAATATTTCAGAATACGATTTGTTAGAATATATTCAGTCAGGTGATTTGCAAGCCTCAATTCATCTTGATGGCAGAATAAATAAAATAGATAGAGTAAATAAGCGAGAAATTCCACATAATAAAACGCTAAATATTCGAAATGAAGAAATATTTTTACAATTCAACCAAAAGGACACAAAATCAAAAATAGAACATAATGAAGATTTTAATATTTATCAAATAAAACTAAACCATATTTATTTTAGTATTGATATTATATTAAATGATTGTTACTACCTCCCTGAATATTTTTCAGAAAATGATGAAATAAAGCTTTATACTGGAGAACTAGACCGTTTTAGAAATCTTGTTTTTAATGGCTACTTTCCTCTTTCTAAAGAGGTATTTGAACCATACAACACAATAGAATTGATGGAGTGTGGTTATATAGACGAATTTCCTGATATTTATGTAAACACCTTTTCTGGGCTTTATCTTCATTTACCTATATGCGAAAACAGAACAGAACTGTATTTAGAAGATGTTTACATTATTCACGAGGATATGATTGAATTTTTAAAATTATTTTCCGTAATTGATGAAAGTTATGAACAGCAAGAAGAAACTCAAAAATTGATGAGCTTACAAGCCTCTGTTCCTGTTGAGTACTTACAAGACTGGTTTGATCGCCGTCAAAAGAATATGAAAATCAACAAAGAGTTGATCGATGAAACTCGTAGTGGCGTATTCGACTACTTTGCATTGGGCCATGATGATACATCTCAATTATCCCAATCTGCATTAGAAGGTCGTTACCTCAGCAAATATTCCAAGGATATTCCTGTTGAGAAATATGGTAGCTTCCCTGGTGCCGACCAACTTGGGCTCTTGTTGATGGCTCGTTCTCGTACAGACGAAAGTACAGAAAAACCTACATTTTCTGTAATTTACCCACTCGGTGGTGGCGGTAAAACATTGCCAGGTTACGAAGACCAAACGATTGATAAAACAATTGCTCAACACGTTGAGGCCGTAGGTGGCACTATGGTGACACAAGGAAAA